GTGACCAGGATCCGCATCGTCAGAACGGCAGCTCGGGCGACGGCGGGGCGACCGGAGCCGGCGCGGCAGGTGCGGTCACCGGCGGGGCGGTCGGCATCGGCGTCGCGCCCACACCGCTTGGTGCGGCGGCCGGCGACGGCGGCACGGTCGGCATGGTGCTGGGAGCCGGCGGGGCGGTGACCGCGGTGCCCGCGGTCGGCGGCAGCACCGCGTCGACCTGGTTGCGGTCCTGCCCCTGGTACTCCCGGGTGCCGACCTTGATGCGGCACGCGCGGCCGACCAGGGTCGCGGCGACGGTCTGCAGCGGCGGGTTGGCCGCGAAGAACGCCTCGTCGAGGCCCAGGGCCGCCATGTGCCGGAAGAAGAACGCGAGGGCGTTCGCGCTGTCCGGCGAGATGACGAACTGGTTGAAGACGTTCCGCCCCTCGTGCGGGCCGTTCTGGATCTTGAACTGGACCTTGATCATGTCCTTGCCGGTGGAGGACTGCGTCGCCTCCGCGGTGTCCACGAACACGTCGTAGACGTCGTTGGGGACGGGGGTGAACGCGGCGTCGCCCGCCGCCTTCTGCAGGTCACTCCAGTTGATTGCCGCCATGGTGCGGGTTACCTCTTCTCGCTCAGGTCGACGGCCACGGTGGCCGACGAGGACGTGGTGGGCAGCGTCTCCCCGCCGCGGATGCGGGCGAGGATCTCGCTGATGTTGGGGTTGTCGACGTACTGGCTAAGCAGGTGCTCCGGCAGGCGGTGCCCGGTCTCGAAGCCCGGGAAGTTGCCGCAGAACAGCCGGCGGGTCTGCGTGCCGTCGTCGCCGACGACCACGTCGAGGTAGCAGCAGGCGTCGACGTAGTAGGGCAGCGTGGTCGCGAGGGAGCCCTGAATGTGCGGGCCCCACGCCCCGTCGTTCCGCTGCTTGGCCATCGCGATGAGCAGGACGGCGTCGAGCGGCTTGAGCGGGTTGGTGACGAGGTCCCGGAACTTGCGGACCAGGTCGCTGACGACCCGCAGCAGCTGGCCCCAGTCCTGCACCTTCATGGCGCTGGAGCCGACCATGTCGTCGATGGCGCGCTGCTGCACCTCCGAGATGGAGTCGATGACGACGCTGCGGAACGGGTGCTTGCCGCTGTTGAGCCACTCGTAGGCCTTGAGCACGTCCTTGTACTCGCGGACCGGCACGAGGGCGGTGTCCCAGGTGCCGTCCGGCTCCGGCGGCTTCTGGGCCTTGGGGTCCCAGATCACCTTGTTGCTGGGGGTCCACCGGCTGCCGGCCTCCGCGTCGAGCACGACGCGGGGCGCGGGCGTGGTGTCACCGAGCCAGGACTTTCCCTTCTTGGACGCGCCGAAGACTATTAGATTGAAACCATAGTGGTTGCTGTTGCTGGTCACCACTTTCCTCCCTGGTGGTACTTTCTGATGTGACGGCTCCACTTGGTTAGCGACCAGCTTTTCTGGCAGATGTCACACCATTTTTCAATGGTGTGGATGCCGTCGTAGACTTGGTGGCACTTGTCACAGCGAGGCTCGTAGTTTTGCGGATCCGTCGGATCAGTGTCATGAACATGAGACCAGTGTCGAGCCTTACTACCGCAGTCAACGCAGTTATGATCAGCCGACGACCCTCGAACTTTTCCAACTACTGCGTGGTTGTTAAAGTAGGCATCAGCTCGACGAAATGTTCGACCATGGTGTTTGAGGCATCTGCATCCTTCTGGGCACTTGGGTGTCACCTTAGAGTGCAACTTACACGGGCAACCTACCGGATGCTTAGGTTGCTTCTTCGTGTGACGTCCGCACTGACACCCAGGTGGACAGAACCTGCCTCCCATCTCGTCTAGCTCTCCTTTGCCTCTCCCAGGTCCGCTACCAGTTCCTGAATAGTACTGCGCTCGTAGTATGAATAGGGATCCCCTCGGTCGAAGTTCGCCTGAAGCGCGGCCTCCCACCGGCTGCCGTCGTCCATGAGCGGGCAGACCCGACTGAACGGGCAGCCCCAGTCACAGTAGTCGGTGGCCGTGGGGTAGACGATGGCGTGGTGGTCGTCCCCGTCGTTAAGCCGCAGGTGCGCCTCGAGGATCGCGCCGGCGACGGCGGTGACGCGCTGGTACGTGGAGTTGAGGTCGTGCCGGTTGTAGCTGATCTCCACCTGCTGGTAGAACGGGGGCGTGGCGCGGACGGTGCGCTTGGATCGCTTGAGCATGGTGTACAGCGCGCCGTCGACACGGTGCTCCGGGAACCGCAGCGCGAGCAGCATGGCGTAGAACCGCATCTGCTGGTCGAGCACGAGCCGGTCGGCCTTGCTCAGTGAGCCGACGGTCTTGTAGTCGACGAGCAGGAGCGCGCCGTCGGTGCGGCGGCGCACGAGCCGGTCGAGCTTGGCCCGGAGCACGACGGGGCCGAGATAGGTGCCGACCTGGTGCTTGAGCTCGCGCTCCACGTCCACGGTCTCGAGGCTGACGTCGACGCCCTCCTCGTCGAGCCACTGGACGTAGCCCTCCACCATCGCCTTGGCGAGATCGAGCTCCTTGCTGAGGTCGACGGCGAAGTCGGGCCGCTCGAGGGCAGCCACCTCGTAGAGCCAGGACAGGGCCTCGATCGGGTCGATGCCGTGGCCGTACCAGGCCTCGAGGGCGAGGTGGATCCGCGTGCCGAGGATGGCCACGCCCACGGGTGACGTGTCCACGGCGCGGGGCTGCCACTGCCAGTGGTAGCTGAGCGCCCAGTGCCGGCGGCACCGCTGAAACGACTGCATCTCACTGTTGCTGATCTCCCTCACGGCTAGGCCTCCCAAGCGTGTCGCCAGCGACGGACCGCGAACAGGACCGTGCTCAGGTCCCGCCGCGTGATGACGAGGTCACCGTTCTGCGTGACCCGCCAGGCGGTCACGTCACCGATGGTCCACCAGCGCCAGCGCGTTCGCACTCGAACCGTGGTCGCGTGCACCGGCATCAGCTGCCTCCCAGCATGCGGCGCAGGGCCGCGGCGTCTTGCAGGACGTCCTCGATGCGGACGCCCTTCCGGGTGAGGACGTCGCGGCGACGCTCCTCCACCGTGTTGGGCGCGATCTGCTCCACGATCTGGATGCGCTCGTGGATCTCGGAGCCGATGCGGTAGATCCGGTCCTCGCCCTGCGTGTTCTTGAGCGGGCTGAAGGACCGCTGCATGAACAGCATCGTGTCCGCGCGGGTGAGGGTCAGGCCCTCTGCCCCGGCACCGAGCGTGAGGAGGATCACCCGCAGCCGGCCCTCTTGGAAGCGCCGCACGTTCTCGCCGCGCTCGAACGGGGACAACGCGCCGGTCACGAGGCCGTGGCTGATCTTCTCTTTCTTGAGGCGCTCCGCCGCGAGCTCGATGAGCTGCCGGGACTCGGCGGCCACGACGAGGGGCTTCGGGTCGAGCTCACCGAGGAGGTCGACGAGGTCGTCGACCTTGGGTGATGCGCCGGTGAGCCTGACCTTGCCGTCCTCGTCGACCTCCGCGGAGGCGGCCGCGAACTGCAGCAGCCGCGTGAACTGCTCGATCGTGGACTTCGCGACGAGGATCTCGTTGAGGTCCGCGAGCATGGTGAGCTCCATCTGTCGGTACGCCCGGGTCTGCTTGGTGCCCATGGGCGTCTCGCGGTAGACGGTGGGCAGCTTGGGCGGCAGCTGTGGCAGGGCGGCTCGCTTCAACACGCGCCGGTACAGCGGCGTCGTCACGGCGCGAAACTCGGGCTCGTGCGCCGGGTTGAGGCCGATGATCTCGGCGCCGCCCCACAGGCCGTAGGACTTCTCCGCGTAGCGGTCGAGGTACTTGGTCCGGGTCGGAAACCAGTCGGGCAGCACCGCGTGCAGGAGGCCCCACAGGTCACCGACGTGGTCGTTCACGGGGGTGCCGGTGAGCACGAACCGGTGATCTGCCTGGTGGGCCACGGCGAACGCGGCGAGGGTCTGCTGCGAGGAGGGAACCGTGGTGCGCGTGCCGTCCTCGTTGGTGATGACCTTGCCGCCGACGTGGCAGAGTCGGTGCGCCTCGTCGAAGATGACGGTGCGGTGGCCGAGGGCGTTGAGCTCCTTGGGGGTCTTCTGCGCCTCGGTGAGCCGCACCGA